TTTAGGTTTCTCAAATACTTTATTAGTATCTTCAAATCTTCCTTTATCAATTGTATTCATCCAAATCTTCATATCATAGAAAGATCTATAAGATTCAAAAGGACAAACAAAGTCTACAACAACATGATTAACCGTAAGATCACACATAGTCATCATACGATTAGCTTGTCGCTTTCTGCCATTCTCTGTAAAATCCCAATCTTCAAATAGCTTTCTAATATCATCAGCATTAAAGTGAGGTATTTTTTTTCCTTCTATTAATTTTTTAGCGAATGTAGTTTTGCCAGATCCCGGTAATCCAAATATTAAAATTTTCATTTTAAAGGAGGTCCTCCAAACCACATAACTAATGATTTTCTAATTCCTTTTGTAATAGGTATTACACGATGTCTAATAAATGATGCAAAGAATATGGCTTGTCCTTGTTTAGGCCTTGCAATCTTTCCATCTGACATTAATTCCAATCCACCACCTTCAAATTCAGATTCATGTGATAACAAACAAGTCATTGATATTTTTCTAACAGTTGGTTCATGTTTAAAATCTACATCTGAATCCATATGCCAATCATAAAATCCACCCGCAGGATATTCTGTGTATTGTGCTGGCTCTGTAATTTGCATACCTTCAAATCCAAAATGATTACCATTAGTTTGTTTCATTACTTTCTCAAGAGTTTTATACATTTCTGGCATTTTATTAAAAGGTATCCAACTAATGTGTGATGTTCTAGTTTTAGTATCTACAATTCCATTTGCGCCACCTCCAACTTGCGCTGTTTCTTTAGGTTCAAATTTTCCAGCGTTTATAATTAGCTGGCATTGCTCAGGCGTAAATAATGGAGTTGTTGTTTCTACAATATAAGATTTCCAACGAGGTTCAAATATAATCATAACTTTATATGTCCATACTTATCTATAATACGTTTTGGTATCATAGCTTTATAGGGATTATTTTCCTTTCTAACTTCATTTTTAATAGTGTGCATCTTGTTTCCAACGATGGTATCGTCATAACCTATACCATTAATATTAATTTGTTTCAAGTTTTTAAATGCGTGTTTAAAAACAGGGATTTTTAAAAATTTATATATTTTAGCTATTTCTGATTCTGGATTTGTTACTAAATCATCATATCTTAAATAATGACAAAGTTCTGGGTAGTAAAAAGAATTTTTTATAGCTTCTAAATCTTTCGCAATAGCACCATCTTTATTCATTAGCATAGATAGTTTTTGTTCAATCGTTGTATAACCATATTTATTTGGAAATGCTGTAGGTTCATTTTCAAACCACTTAATATAGGATGCTAATACATCCATTAAATCTCTAAGAATAATAATTACTTTAAAAGGTCGTTTAAAATGTTTTTGCATTAACATTAAATTAGCAGATGTCATTACAGGGCCACGATCAATAATATAACGTTGTGACCAATCTTTATAATAAATATCAAAAACACAATCTAAAACATTATCTAGTGATTTATGATCTGGATAGTTTTGAAATACATCTGTTTGTTTAAGAAGAAATAAATCTTTCATAATTTCTAATGTAATAGAATTTGCAGTCACTACCAAATTAGGATTTTGGTTCATGATCGATGCAAATAAAGTATTACCTGATCTTGGTAATGCTACTAGAAAAAATAATTCTTTAGTCATTTCTAAAGAATATATAACACTTTTTTAAATAATTTTAAAGTTTTATTTTAAAAAACCGTTTGTTTTGTATTGAATACCAAAGGTAGGTTGATTGGATTGTTGTAATTTTTTTTGACTAATTTCTCTTTCGACACTTTTTAATTGACCAAGTATACTAAATGTTTCTGCTTGACCAGAATGAGGAGTTAGTGTTTGTGCTTTATTTTGAATAACTTGATGATAACTTTCTAATTGATGTAAATTAACATCTTTTGTATTAAATGTTCCATCATCAAATTCTTTTTTTAAATTAGACCACATTTTAATTTCTCTCATTCTATCTTTCGCAATTAATTCCATACTTGCTTTTGCATAAATTTTTTCATCTAAATCTATTTTATAACATTCTAATTTATATTCATCTGTTTCAGTTTCTATTTTTTTAGTAAGCCATTTAATTTTTGCATCATTACGTCTATAATCAAAGGATAATGACATTAAATTTTCTAAAAATACATTTTGTTCTCTAATACATTGCCAATATTTGGCAGCAACTGTTGGATATTTATTATCTTGTAATACTGAAATTCTAGCTTCTGTTTCTGTTCTAAATATTTGTTTTTTTGTCCAAGTATCACGAAGTTCATCAACAAGAGATTTAAAATTTAACATATCTTCTTTTGTTAAAAGATTATTTAAATTATTTTCTTCTTTTTGAATTAGTTCCTTTATATCTTTTTTTTCAATCATTAGAAATATAATATACTTATTTTAAATATAAATAAAGTATTATGTTATTAAAGTTACAGTTTTAGTTATAATTGTCCCTGCTGGAAAATATTCTTCTGTGGAGTTAGTGTTAGTTGTTGATAGACCACCAAAAGCCAGTCCTGCAGTTTGCGTTCCACAACCTGCTAAACTAATTCTTGCTGTAGCTAAACTTCCTCCTGCTGTCCAACTTGTACCATTATATTCTTCTGTGTTTGCAACTGCAACTGTTGTAAGTCCACCAAAACCAAGTCCTGCAGTTTGAGTGCCAGCACCTGCTAAACTACGTCTCGTTGTAGTTAAATTTCCACCTGCTGTCCAAACAGATCCGTCGTATTCTTCTGTAGCATTTGTAACAACTGTTGTAAGTCCACCAAAAGCCAATCCTAATGTTTGAGTACCACATCCTGCTAAGTATTTTCTTGCTGTAGTCAAATTTCCACCTGCTGTCCAAGTTGAACCGTCATATTCTTCTGTAGCATTTGTAACAACAGATGGACTACCTCCACCAAAAGCTAAACCTAATGTTTGAGTTCCACATCCTGCTAAACTAATTCTTGCTGTAGCTAAATTTCCACCTCCTGTCCAAGAAGTTCCATCATATTCTTCTGTTGCTCCTGTAGGAGATGGAGTTCCACCAAAAGCTAAACCTAATGTTTGAGTACCACATCCTGCTAAATAACCTCTAGCTGTTCCTAAATTTCCTCCAGCTGTCCACGCTGAACCGTCATATTCTTCTGTTGCATTTAAATATACTGTTGTATAACCACCAAACCCTAAACCTAATGTTTGTGTTCCTGCTCCTCCTAAAGCTCTTCTTGCTGTACCTAAATTTCCACCAGTAGCCCAACCTGCAGTTAAAAGAGCTTGACCATATTTTAAAACATAACTTGTGTTATTATACCAAACTTGTCCTTTTAAAGGATTAGAAGGATCAGCAGATACCACATTAATTTTTCCACCAAATATTTGATAATATGTGCTCATGTTGCTGATACTGTTTTAGTTACAAGTGTTCCTGCTGGGTTATATTCTTCTGTCGAATTAGACACACCTATTGGAGTAGTTCCACCAAAAGCTAAACCCGCTGTTTGTGTGCCTGCTCCTGCTGAACTATATCTAGCTGTTCCTAAATTTCCCCCTGCTGTCCAACTTGTACCATTATATTCTTCTGTGAATGCTGTTTGAGTTGTTGTAAAACCACCAAAACCTAAACCTAATGTTTGTGTACCTGCTCCTGCTAAAGCTCTTCTTGCTGTACCTAAATTTCCTCCTGCTGTCCAAGTAGAGCCATCGTATTCTTCAGTAGCTGCTGTATTAGGAGGACCACCACCAAAAGCTAAACCTAACGTTTGAGTACCACAACCTGCTAAACTATATCTAGCTGTTGCCATATTTCCCCCTGCTGTCCAAGTAGAGCCATCGTATTCTTCTGTGTTTGCAACTGCAACTGTTGTATATCCACCAAAAGCCAAACCCAATGTTTGAGTACCACAACCTGCTAATTCTCGTCTTGCTGTAGCCATGTTTCCACCACCAGTCCAAACGGAACCGTCATATTCTTCGGTTGCATTTCTATTACCTGGAGATGCATATCCACCAAATCCTAAACCCGCTGTTTGTGTGCCTGCTCCTGCTAAATTATATCTCGCTGTTCCTAAATTTCCCCCTGCTGTCCAAGCTGAACCATCGTATTCTTCAGTTTGATTTCTAGCTCCACCAGGAGCATATCCACCAAACCCTAAACCCGCTGTTTGAATACCTGCTCCTCCTAAAGCTCTTCTTGCTGTAGCTAAATTTCCACCCGTTGCCCAAGTTCCAGTTACAGTTGCAGTTCTATATTTTAAAACTTCTGTTGTAGTATTATACCAAGTTTGACCCTCTATGGGATTAGAAGGATCAGCAGATACCACATTAATTTTTCCACCAAATATTTGATAATATGTGCTCATGTTGCTGATACTGTTTTGGTTAAAAGTGTTCCTGCTGCATTATATTCTTCTGTGGCATTAGATGCTCCAGCTGGTGATGTTCCACCAAAAGCTAAACCTGCTGTTTGTATACCTGCTCCTCCTAATCTTGTTTTAGCTGTAGCTAAATTTCCACCTGCTGTCCAAGAAGTTCCATTATATTCTTCTGTAGCTGATATAGAAGTGGCAAGAGGAGTTCCAGTCATTCCTCCAAAACCTAAGGCTGCTGTTTGTGTGCCTGCACCTGCTAAACTACGTTTTGCTGTACCTAAATTTCCACCTGCTGTCCAAACAGATCCGTCATATTCTTCTGTGGCTGCTGTTTGAGTAGTACTAGGAGTTACAATTCTTCCACCAAAAGCCAATCCTAATGTTTGCGTTCCTGCTCCTGATAAATAACGTCTTGCTGTTGCCATATTTCCACCTGCTGTCCAAGATGTGCCATTATATTCTTCTGTGGCTACTGTAGTATTAGGAGCAGTTGGTCCAGTAATTCCACCAAAAGCCAATCCTAATGTTTGAGTACCACACCCTGCTAAGTATTTTCTTGCTGTTCCTAAATTTCCACCAGATGTCCAAGATGAACCATCGTATTCTTCAGTTCCATTTTGAGCTGTTCCACCTGATATCGAACCACCAAACCCTAATCCTAATGTTTGAGTACCTGCTCCTGCTAAACCTATTCTTCCTAAACTTAAATTTCCTCCTGCTGTCCAAGCAGAGCCATCGTATTCTTCTGTAGCTGTTGAAAAAGTGTTTGGTGGTATAATTCCTCCAAAAGCTAAACCTAATGTTTGAGTTCCTCCTCCTGCTAAATAATATCTTGCTGTACCCATGTTTCCACCTGCAGACCAAGCTGCGGTTGCATTTTTAGCGTATATTTTTATAACTTTACTAGTAGAATTATACCAGGTTTGACCCTCTATAGGATTAGAAGGATCTGCAGATACGACATTAATTTTTCCACCAAAGATTTGATAATATGTACTCATGAGTTAAACATTTTAAATATTTATTCAGGTAATATAATATCAATAGGTCTTGAATCTGGTATTTTATTATCTGATGGTAAAGCATCCCACGCTGTTTGAGATTTTAAAACTTCTGTATTAACAATCGCTTGAGCTTCTTCAATTGTTTTTCTAATTCCTCCAACACCATTAATCCACACATTTGCTTGTCTATTATTTATTGGAACTTGCCATATGTTTCCTGGAAATCCAGAAATTGAAAATTGAGATGAATCTTCAATGGTAATAAAACCCTTACCCCAACATTCCGCCACACAGTATTGATATTTTTTATTTGCCATATTTTCTCCTTATTAATTAGTTTCTAATAACCAGCCTTGAGTATTATCTGTAAATACTAATGCAAGTCCAGCTCTTTCTTGATTTACAGTTAAATTTTCAGCAAGACCTTGAATATTTTTTCCGTTTCTTCCAATAGTTAAATTGTTTGTATCAAAAGTTCCTGCATAATCAATAAATTTAATAGTTTGCCCAATAGTTGGAGATGCTGGAAGAGTTGCTGTAATTGCACCAGCTGAAGTATTTACAAAATAACCTTCACCTGCGCTTGCATTAAAGTTTGAACTTTGAACAGCTTGCCACGAGGTTCCACCACCTGATGGATCTGCAAAAGATGCTGTAGTTCCATCTGTTTGTAAAACTTGTCCCGGAGTTCCCATGGTAATACCACCAAAAGATCCTGCATTATTAAATTGAATTTGTTTATCTGATCCACCCGGAACTCCAAGAGGAACATCTATTATATTTGTTCCATCCGAATAAACTAATTTATGCCCTTTATCTGCAGCTGCAAATGTAGCACCCGTTCCTGATGTTGTTTTAAATGTAACTGCAAAAGCACCTGAAGTTGCATTTTTTAAGATGTATACTTTTTCAGGGGCTGTTCCAGAACCTGCATCAGGTACAATTACGTTAACTGAAGATGTAAGTGTTCCTGCTAAATTTAAAACCGCATTTTTACCATCGGAAACAACACCATCTGAAAATACAAGAGTTGCACCTGTTGTTCCATTTAATGTAATTGATTGATATCCAGCAATTGCTTGTTGAAGGATGATTAAATTTGAATTGGTAATACTTCCCCATTGTCCAGCGTTTTCGCCGGTAGTCATAATTTCTAATTTAAGATCGCTAGAAAAAATTGATGCCATATTAATTCCTTATTTTAGAGTTTTCATGCAGCTGTGTTAATTTCAGTCCAATTTGCAGGAGTTCCTGTATTAACCACTGTCCAAACTTGATTATTAATACTATTTTGAACTATAGTCAATATATTACCTGTTACAGAAACACTAGCATTACCCACTGGTGTTACACTATTTAAATTTAAGTTTAATTCTTGACCCTCTACATCTACACTAGCTGTTCCAATAATTACGGTTCCAACTGCTAAAGAAGCGGATATTCCAATACCTGTAACAACGACATCAGGAGAAGGATCAACTATACCTTCTACAATAGTTAATTGTTTACCTGTTACAACAACACTAGCACTAGTTATTGGAGTTACACTATTTAAATTTGCTGTTAATTGTTGTCCAGTTACATTTACAGGGGTTAATAATGAAACTGTAACTGAGTTTATGTTAGCTGTTAATAATTGACCTGTTACAGCAACATCAGCATTAGCTATTGGAGTTACGCTATTTAATGTAATAGTTGCTTGTTGACCTATTAAACTTATATTAGCAGTTCCGGTAACAGTTGTGCCTACACCTAAGGCAGCTGTCATTTCAATACCTGTAACTGCTACATCTGGACCTGGGTCTACTGTTCCTTCTTCAACTGTTAATTGCTTACCTGTTACAACAACATCAGCATTAGCTATTGGAGTTACACTATTTAATTCAATAGTTGCTTGTTGACCTGTAACATTAACTGTTGGATTTGAAATTAAAGCTATATTTACATTATTTAATAAAGCTGTTAATTGTTGACCTGTAACATTAACTGTTGGATTTGAAATTAAAGCTATATTTACATTATTTAATAAAGCTGTTAATTGTTGACCTGTAACGTTAGCAATTGTTGAAAATTCTATATCAATGTTTACATCACCAAGTATTGATTGAAGTAAAGATCCAGTTACATTTACATTAGCTGCCGCTGTTAAAGAAACACTATTTAAATTTGCGCTTAATTGTTGACCAGTTATATTAACATTTGCATCTGCAAAAACTTCAACTTCCTCACGTTCTAAAACTAATTCTAAATTTGAATTATTTAATTCAACTGTAACATCAGGTACGAGAACACTTACAGAATTAATATTAGATTGAAGTAAAAAACCTGTTACACTTACATTCGCATTTGCTGAAATTGTAACTGAATTTAAATTTGCAGTTAATAATTGACCGGTTACATCAACATTAGCATTAGCTAACGCAGTAACTGAATTTAAAGCTGTGGTTAATAATTGTCCAGTTAAAGAAGTACTACCATCTATTTTAATAGATACTATACCTTCTGTTATAGTCTCTAATGGTTCTGTGACTGGAACTTGAACGTTACCACCTGCTTCAATCCCAGCAATACCTTCTATGGATTTAATTAATTCTTCGCCGGTTACAACTACCGTAGGGTTTTGAGTTGCAACTATAGTTACACTATTAAGTGTGCATGTAAGTTGTTGACCTGTAACTAAAACCGGAACGTTTTCATTCCACGCGCCTTCTCCCCAGGCGCCTCTACCCCAACCGTCAACAATAGCCATGTTGAACTCCTATTATCCGGAGATTCTTAAAATAGCTGCTGATGTTGTAGCTGCTGGAAATTGAACTGTAAAAGTTCCTGCTGTTGCAGTTTTGTCTCCATTAAAATCTAATACACATACTGCTGCACTTGAATTTGATTCATTATAAATTAAAGCGCCCGCTGCAGTTAAAGTAACTCCTGTAAAAGACAAATCATTAAAACTTATAAATGCAACACCACTTGAAACAACGGGGCCTACATTTACAAGTGTTCCACCACCAGTAGTGTATCCTGAACTTTGCACTTCATTTGTAGAAGTGTAAACAGTTGTATCTGAAGTTAACGTTGCTGCAGATGTATACATAGCTAATCTAAAAGTGTTTCCACCTGTAGTATTAAAGTTATGTCCAGCCGAAAAAAGCTGTTGTTTAAAAGTATTTGCAATTGCATTACCTGTAAAAGCCATATTTTTATCTCCTATTTGTTATCCTTGTTTTTGAATCTGAGGTGAACCTTCTTGATATTCATCTCGTCTTCTTCTTCCCATTTGTTCAATAGAGAATCCTTGTAGCACACTTTGATACTTTTGTTCATAAAATTGTATCATGTCTGCCGGACCCTTTAAAAAACCGTACGCCTCAACAAGGCATGCATACAATAAACCAGTGGGAAATTGCTGACTTAAATATGTTGTCGTATTATTAGCAGATAATCCTGCTGGCTTCAAGATATAATTTAATTGCATGGTATATGTCAAGTCTGGAATTGGTGCTAATACGATATTTTGTTCATCCCAATAACTAAAATATTTAGGTAATCCTGTTGAATTACTAGCATTATATTCATTAATAAAGCCAGTATCTCTATATTCTATTATAGAATTACTACTATATACACTAGATGGAATAATTTGGGCTTCTCTTATAATTAAAGTTTGATCTGTTAATAATGGTGTGCTTACATAAGGTTGACCTGCAACAATAGTTGCAGTTGCATATTTTCTATTATTATCAGAATCTACTTCTCTTAAAATTCTATATTCAGCATCTAATATAAATCCGTTAACAATTGTCGCTGTAAATACATTTGCATCTACCTCAGTGTAATCTCTAATTTTTTGTACTAGTTCTGTGTATGTCATATTAAGCTTGTAGTGTAACTGGTCCTGCAGAACATTGTGCTCCACCACCAGAAACATTTCCTGTTGTTGCAGTATCTGTACTTTTAAAATAAAAATAATTTAACGTATCACCTACAATACCAGATGAATCAATTTTTCCAACTGTAATAGTAAAACCATTTGCATTTGAAATATCTGTTATATCATCAAAAGATGGAACTAACCTAAATGAAGTCTCGCGCGTGGGCGTGCCCGCGATCAATACTTCAGGTGGTCCTCTGAATCTTACAATGTTGCCAGTTGATCTTCCATGATCTTCTGAATAAACATTGATGTAAGTATTTCCTGCATAATTAATAGTTGTAAAAGGATTAGGAGTTAATTCAATTATAACTTGTGGTTCAACTCTATCAGGATGTGCATATTGTAAACCTTGTGGATCTGCAACTGCAGGTTTTGGATCAAGTTGTGGTTGTTTAGCTTCATACTCAGAAATATGTACCCATGATCCATTCCATTCTTGAACCATTTCTTGATATGGAAATCTCTGACCAGAACGGTCTGAGATCATATAAGCATATTTTCCTTTTGATAAATTTCCCATTATGCGCTCGGATAATAAGTTTTAGGTGTAATGAATGAACTTGAAGAAGAGCCATCACTATCTAATGCTCTTAATAATTCATCCTCATATAATAATTTCATTTCTTGTCCACGCTGTGGTGCGTATTTAATTGCTAGATAATAAGCTAGTCCTGCGCACATACACGGAACAAATCGATATGGAACGTTTGTAATATTTGTGTAAGCTCCAACATCTTGAATTCTTTTTGCATAGTAATAAAACATCACATTATTTATTTCATTAGAACTTGGTGTTAAATATAAAGTGATTGTAATTTTATCTATAAGTCTTTGCACATAATATTGAGTAGGGGTACCTTGTGAAAATTTAGAAGATAAAGCGCTATATCCAGATCTATTAATTTTTGTAAGTGGAAAATCTACAACAGGAGTTTGATTCGTTTGTCTGTAGCTCGATTCTAGAATATCGTCAGCACCATATGTAATAGAATTATAATCAAATACTTGTGTATTATCAGTATGAGATGCAGCTGTTGTGCCATTAGCACCTCTGGTACAGCCTGTTATTGTATTACTATCTGTATTTGTACCTGTATAATTAATTTGTTCTGAATCAATTAATAGTGTTCCAGATGTAGGAAATTGAGTAACTGAATCTAATGTAATTGTTGTTTGAGAATTATTAATTGCACCATTTAATAAACTAAAAGTTGCATCTGAAGTTCCATCTGTTGGAGATCTATAAATGGTATAAACAGATTGCCCTTCTACCATTGAAATAGAGTTTTGTGCTACTTCCCAATAATGTAATCCCCTGTTGCTCCATTCTTGAAACATAACGTTCAACGAGCGACGAGCGGATTTCATTTGATTACCGGTATTATTAACAAGACCTATTCTCTCAAAAGACTCCTCTATGATTTCATCAATAGTAAAAGTTTTTTCAAAAACTGTAGTGCCTGAGGAAGTAGCCATTTAGCGACTCCTATTTATCTATAAATAATGTAACGTTTAATCCGCTAGTATTACTAGTTACACCTATACCATCAACAATTCCAACACCAGCTCTTGCAGCGTATAGAACACCATCTTCTGGTATATTTAATGCTTCAGTTTGGCCCGCACCAACACTTACAGCAAAATAAACTTGTGTAGTGCTTACATTACTAACAGTTGTAGTATTTGTTAATCCATTAATAATTGCAATTCCAGAACTTCCAGTTGATTGAGCCATAAAACCTCTAAGTCTTGTTGGCCCTGTAAATAAAACTGCAGTAGTAATATTACTTGGACATATTACCGGTTTTACATCTGACTTCATATTTTTCTCCTTATATTAAGGAGCCCTTTCGAGCTCCTTAAAAATTAATTTATTATAGTGCCGCTAATGCTGCGTTTTGACTATAAGTAACAACGATTCTTGCTTTACCTGCTGTTGCAGAGTTAGCAACTGTTATTCCATATAATTCAACATCAGAAGTTCCTACAGTTCTCCATGCGCCTGCGCTTG